ATAAGATTTAGATTGTATTCTTAAATTACCTTTGTTATTATTTCTTGGGTTTCTATCCTTGTGATCTACATCTCTACCTAATATACTATTACCAAATTTTTTTTTCATAATTCTTCTTGCACCATTTCTACCAGCTCTATCTTTTTTTTGTTTTGTTGTAGAGTGGTAATTAGCATATTCTAATTTATAATTTCTCATTTAAAAATTCCTGCAGTATCTCCTATTCTTAATAAACTTTCTCCAGCTCTAGCATAAGAACCAAGTGCAGCAATTTGACCAGATCGTCTTGCAATAGATCCCTGTATTCTTGCAAAGTTTGCTTCTTCCATTTTTTGTGATTGAGCAACTTTAGAATTATAATCCATTACATCTTTTTGTACTTCTGCTTGTTCAGCATTATATCTTAAAATATTTAAAGCACTTCCAGATAATTCTACACCAGATTTTAATGTAGCTACTTTTGTTGTTCCTGTTAGTTGTTCAAATTGTTGATCAAATTTAGCAATATCAAATTCAGTTTGTTTTTTTATTGCTTCAGCTTCTTGTTCTTTTACAAGAGCATTTCTATTTTGAACTTGTTGATTATATTTACCAAGTGCAGATTGTTGTTGTGCTGCCGCAATATCAAATACAAAACTCATTAAAATATCCTCGCATACATATATTGATCAGAACCATCAAAACCAAATTTTTTCATTAAACCTTCGTTCTCCAAACCTAGCCACTCTGCAAATCTTTTACCTTGAGCAAAATCTTTTCTAATTGCAGTTTGAACTCTTTTTATATTATGTTCTTTTGCAACTCTAGCAAAATCTTTTTTAATTGCTTTAGCTACACCTAAAGGATATTTCCACATATCGCTTGATGCTATAACCCATCCTTCTGCAACTTGACCCCAAATCATTTTCATACCCGCAGCAAAAATAGGTTTATCATTAACCATTCCTGTAAAAGCTAAATGATCTTGTTCTAAATTTTTAGCATCACCTTCAACATTAATATAATGTCTATCTGCTTCTAATATCTTATGGTTCATCTGATATGACAATATAATCTGTCCATGTTCTTTTTTGTAAGGTACTATATATAACATATTATCCATCATTTGTAGTTAATCTTGGGTATAACGATAAAATTGTAAAAGGTAAAGGTTGAGTTTGTCTAACAAAGATAAAACCATCAGTTTCATAATTACCTCTAAACTCTACCTCTTTGTCTCCTGTAAATGGTGGTATACCTTCATCCATTAAATCAGCAGAACTTCTAAATGGTATTCTTTCTAAATTGTTTAAATCTGGTCCAACTTCCACACCTATAGTTTCAAACATTCTAACTGTAATATCATATATTCTTTTTGTTTTACCTTGTGATGTACCATTTTGTGATCCAGCATTTAATCTCATAGTTTGTAACAAAGATGTATAAGCTAACCCTATCTTAACACTTTTTGAAGAACGATCTAAAGTTACACTACCCGAACTTACAGTTTTATTGGGGTGCGTTGCACCATCTGCCAATATAGCAACAACTTGTCCTTCAAGGTGATCTAATCCAGACAATGTATTTACAGCACTACCACTATAACTTAATTGGCTATCTAAAAAATTAAATGAAGTATTATCTGTTTGATTAAAATCAAATACATTTAAAAATTCTACATATCTTTTTGTTGCACCATTAACAGTTCTTTTAACAATAACATATACTTGATATTCTGTATCATCTGTTGGAATAACAGCTGCACTTTCAACTACTGCTTTACCTTCACTTGTTGAAGTTAATCTTGTGCTATCAAAACTTTTAATTGTTAAATATCCTGTTGCTTCATGTGCAGTTTCTGTAATTGTTACTACTGCAGAATTTACTGTTGCAGTAAAATTAGCATGAGCATTAATTGCAGTTTTTAAATTAGTTGCTGTTGTATTATTATTAGTTTGAGTTTTAAATTCATTTGTTCCTGCAGTTCCTGTAGTAGAAGTAAAGTCTACAACTGTACCATCAGATTTTGTTAAAGTTAATTTAGTTCCACTTGCAATGTTTGCGTAATCAGAAACTGTAATTGTTGCTATACCAAATCTTCCACCAAAAATATGTCTGTGCCAAGCAGTTACTTGTTGTTCTCTTTGATAAGTAAGTCCTGCTAGTTCACCATCTCCTCTTACAGCATAAACAATTTGATTAGGTTCTTGTTGATATGCAATTTGTGTTAGACCTCCTTCAGTAATATGTTCAGCAAGGATAGTCATGTCAGGAGCAGTATAACCATCTACATCAAAGTTATATGCTAATTCTCTAATTTTTCTTTTAGCACGTTGTAAAAATAATGTTGCATTACCTACAGATATAGCATCTACATTGGCTGCACCATGGTTAGATTGTTTTTTAATTAAAATGTTTGTAGGTGTAACTGCACTATCTGTACCACCTCCACTTACTGTAAATTCACCACCTGCTGTACCTATAATTAAAGTTCTTGTTGAAGTCATAAATCTAATGGCATTAACTTGGTTAGATGCGATTGTATAAATGATTGCATCATCATCAGCTATTGTTCCGCCAATGTTTGAATCCATGTTTTCATAATCACCAGACTTTGAAAAAAATACTGTTTGTGGTTGGTTAGTTGTTCCGGCAAAAACTAATCGTTGTTCAAAAAAGGTTACGCAAGAAGGATGACCTGTAGTGTCCGAGAAAGCTCCTAGTTGCCAATTAGCTGTAGCGTTTGCATTATCTAAAGCTGTAATAATTGTCATAACTGCGTTAGTAGTATTTGTTACACTAGTTATTTTTGCATAACCATCATTTAAAAAAACAAATCTTCCTACATCTGTTGCAAGAAAACCACTACCACCATTGATACCAGTAACCGCAGAAGCAACTAAAGCTATACCTGTACCTACTGCTGCTTGACCGGGATTTAAAGTTGTGTCTGTTGTGTTAGCATCTTGCATTGGTCCTTTAGTAAAATCTACATCTGTAAGTGTCCAAGCAGTATGACCAGTACGAGATAATTTTTCTACTTCATGTGCAGGGTGAGTTATGTACATCACATCTGCCGATTGTGCGAACTTAATATCAAATAGTTGTGCAGTAGTGTAAGGGGTTGCTAGTTCAAAAACTTTGTTAGATACACCACCAGAAGTATAAGTAGTAAATGATGAGCTGTTTATATCAACACCATCTTTATCCTGTAGTTCAAATGTGTTTGTTGTTTTGTCTGCAACTAAAAATCTTTTACCATTAACTTCTGTCATTCCTCCAACAGCAGTAATTACTACTTCATCACCATTAGAATAACCATGTGATGTAGCGGTTACTACAGCAGGATTAGCTTTAGTAATTGCAGTTATAGTTTTGTCTCCTTCTAATACAGCACCACTATCTTTGTATACTCTCATTTTTAAATTAGAGAACTCCAACATATAAGTTTGTGTTGTAGAAAATTCAAAAGGGATTAATCTTGTTTTGTTTGCACTATTAGCAACTTCTGCTAAAAATGTAGAACCGGGTCTACGAGCTGCTGCACCATGTGGATATACTATTAAGTTTTCTAATGTTGCACAACCAGACGCATATTTAGCTAAATCTGTTCTGCCATCTAATCTTGGTGATAGCTCACCACCTGTAAAGTTTGTTAATTCAACTGCAACCCTAGCCATGGTCTAAAACCTTGAGTTAATAAATGTACCTGCGTCTATAACATCTGTCATGCCTAAATCTTGTTCAACATTCTGACCTTCAGTTGAATCTACAAATCTAGCATCTTTTAATTTATCTTGAAACAAATTATACATATTTGTTGATGTAGTATTATTGGAAGTAACTGCAAAAGCAATATCTGCACTTAATGCTGCAGATAAAGTTTCTCTTAACAACTCATCATATTCATTAGGATCTGTAACTCTACTAACATATAATATTTTCATAGAAGATGTATTACTTAATATTTTTCTACCTTCTACTTTGTAGTTTGAATCATAATCTAATATACGAAGTAATCTTAAACAATCTGCTGGTAAAGTATAAGCAAAACTAAAACCCCATGCAGGAGCTGTAGTGTCTACTGCTATTTCTACTCTTTTCTGTAAACAGTTCCAAGGGTGTGATCTAAACACACTATCTCTTACTTGAGTAAATCTTGAGTTACAAAGTCTTGCGTTTTTTGAATCTTCTGTAAGTGAAAGAATAGTTGTTGCACCTAATTGATTTAATGCTCCATTACAAATGTCTACTGTTGATGCCATACTACCTCTTTATAATATACTTACGTCTTATTTGTCTATCTTTTTCTAACGCAAATATTTCTTCTGTTGTCTTTTCCTCTTTAGTATCAAAGCCATAATGATTTTTAGAATCGTTTTGAAACCTATCTACTAATACATACCTATACACATAATTATCTTTTTTAAAATGTAATACAGGTTTTAAATCTTGTATCTTTTTCATGCACTCTAGGGGGTTTCTACTCTCGCTTCCACCCCCTAAAATTTTATTTGCTAGTCTAAAACGTATGTCATTTGAACTGTAATAAGTCCAGTTGCGTCTCCACCAGCAGTAGTTGCTGTAACAATTAAACCATCTGGAGCATCTACAACAGAGTTTTCACCCAATGCTGTAGTTGCTGCAATGTTAGCTGCAGAAACCGAAGTTGATGCGGCTGCAGCTTTGTATTCATCAACATCAGCTGCTACAGTAGTTCCTGCTGCATTAACATATGCTGCGTGTCCTACTGATACAGTTGTGCTGCCACCAAGAGCTGCGTGGTTTAATCTTCCACCTATTATTCTAGCACCATCTGGTAACTTAAACATATTGATAGTTTCTTGAGCTGATGCTGCAGTAAAATCTGCGTAAGCAACTCTCACTCTACCATGTAGTTCTGTCGTGCTTATCTTAACAGAAGGTGTGTCTACAGTTTTTGCGTATTGTACTGAATTAGCCATATATATATCCTCCTATTATGCTTCTTGACATACTATACCAAGAACTTTTGCTTGTTCCATTCTAGTAGCACCAATGCTCATGCAGTAGTAAACTTGAGTAGCATACGATTTGTCTGCTCTTTCATCTATTCTTGCATTTACATCTTTACCAATTCCTAGAGTGATACCATCTTGTGCAAAAGCAATACAAGTTCTATCGTTACCTGTTTTGCTAAGTCTATTTGATACAGTAAAGTTAAAACCAAGGAACGAGTTTACTTCGCCATTTGCCAATGCTTTTACAGTATTGAAATCAGATGAAGTTACTTCAGTTGTTCCTAAAAGGTTTGTTATTTGCTCTGGTCCTACAACAATGTGTCTAGGGATAGAGGGATCAACACTTGCTAAATCAAATTTCTGTTTTGCAGTTCTTAATTTTGCGATTGTTAAACCAGTACCACCCGCAGCGATTGCTGTTTGAGCAGTTTCACTTGTTGCACCTGTTTCACCAGTAAAGGCAGTTCCAGTTGCAGCAGCGATAATAACATCATCCATTGCTCTTCCCATTGCGAAAGCAGCGGCTTGTGCGTAAGATGATGTAGGGTCTATTAAAAGACGTACTTTGTCTTGTTGATCAATAAGATCAGCATACTCGTAGTCCGCAAGAGATACTCTTCTTCTTGAGTGAGGTGTATCTATTTGTGGAGTATCAGAGTGTCTGCTCGTTTTTAACTGAGCTGTTACCGACCCAACTTGGTCAAAGAAAGCATTTTTTCCAACAACACTTTCCTGTCTGACTTTGTCTCTTAATAATGATCCCATTTGTTGAGATAACATTTGTATGTTAGCAGAATACTGCTGTACAAATGCTGTAGTTATTTGTGATGACATAATTGTCTCTCCATTATTATTATTGTTATTATAAAAATCAGAAAGGTTATCTACTCACATGAGTAGGCTATTCTTGGATTTAAACTCTTTTAGAGTAGAAGTCTATTCCTTCTTGCCAGTAAGGTTCTTGCGAATTTTCTTACCTACTATCCAATTATAATATTTTTCAGCGATTGGCAAGGGATCATTTTTCTGAACTTCAGATCCTGTCTCCTTAACCAACCGCAATACTTCTAACCGAATTTCTCTATCATTAAGATTATTGATCTGCATTTAGCATTTCTCTTAATGTATAAACTTGTTGTACTACTTTATCGTGATCTGGATGTTGCTTATTCCAATAAGGTCCATCAGTATCATTAGTAATAGCTGATATTTCAGTTTCAATATCTGCAACTGTATTTACATTTTCACTTTCAGTTGCAACAATTTTATCTTCTGACATCATGTTTGCTATTTTTGCAAAGCCTTTTATAATTTCTGGATGATCTCCAAGCCTTGTACCATTTGATAAAGTCATATCTAAAACTTCTGGATTAATATTAGCTTTAGCTAATGCACCAGCTTGTTTTACTTTACCTTCAAAGTCTCTACCCCATTCTTGTCTTAACTGTTGTTCAGCTTGAGATTGAGCAGTTTCAGTATCTATCTTTGCTTGTTGTGCAGAGCCTTCCATATTATTTTTATAAAACTCTAATATACCTTGAGCTTGTTTATTATTTAAACCAAGTTTGTGTGATTGTTCTGCAAAAGATTTAATTGCAGTTTCATCAAAAGGAACAACATCTGATTTTGCATCTAAAGCATATTTGTCTGCAGATTCTGGTCTACCTAATTTTGCGTAGGCTTCATCCCATGCTTCTTGTGAAGAATTTTTTGTAGGTATAACTATTTTATCTTGACCAATCATTTTAGTTGCGTTGATATAACTTTTTGCTAACGCATCTATTTCTGTAAACTTTTCTATGCTAGGATCATTTCTAAAATCTTCACTAATAGAATCTTTCCAAGATGATGTTGGTTGTGCAGCAGGTGTTGCTACTGGAGTTGTTGGTTGTGCTGTTTCTGTAGTCGCTTGGTCTACAGGC